ATTATTGCCTGGATTCTCGTCAAGGTGATTTGCATCACAACCCGCTTTATACCCCTTAAAGGTGATAAGGATAATCCTATTAAGCAAGCGAGTAGTTTTCTTACCATTCTTATGTAATACAACATGATAATAACCACTTGTTCCTTTTTGAGGAGCAACAAGCCAACCTCCAAAGAATCTTTTCTTGCCACTACTACTTACCGTATAGTGTGGGAGGCTTTTTACTTCTCCAGATGTACTTGCTTGATACAACCCTTCATATCCTGGTATGTCTTTCCAAACTTCTTTCATTATACTATTGTTAAATGGTCGTCCTCTGATACATATAGCCTTATCTGTTGTCCTGTTGTTTGCAGGATATTGTTCACAGATTCTGCGTTATCAATCAGTATAGGTGCCGAAATGTTATAATGCTTGCACAGCGTTTCGCAAATATCCAATCCGGCGTTAAGACGTGCTGCCTGATTGAGTCCGTCATGATAGGCTACACCATTAACGTAACACTCGCAGAAAGGTTCATCGAAGGGGTCACCACCGTTATTGACAGTTCGGAATAGCTTCCACTTTACAAGTGAGAAGCGTTGGTTAATACGCTCTTCAAGAATGGTATTTTGCCTGTCTTGATAACTGCGGGCAACATCTTCCTTCTTTTCTAATTCAGAGAGTTGTCGGACGAGGTCTTTCTGCTCTTCGTTGATTCCGTCTATAAGGGCTAGAATCTTCAACCGCATATCACGAGTGGCGAGCTGGTGTTGGTAGTTACTTATTTCTGCTTCATACTGACCTTTCTTTGCTTCGAGTTCGGTAAGCTGTTGCGAAGAGTTATCGTCAATGCCTACGGAAACAAGTTTCTTTTTCAGTTCGTCCATGTCTTGCAGAAGCGCTTGATAGCTCTCGTCGTTGGACAATGCCTGCTCAAAAGATAAGACAGGTGTTTTCTCCAGATTAGCCTTTTCGGAGAATGCTTTGTTGATATCCTCTTTGATTTCGTTTAGGGCCTTCTCTGCATCAGCCTTCTTTTGCTCAATGCTTTTTATCTCTTCTTCTGCGTCAGCGCGTAGTTTTTTAACCTTGTTTGCACGTTCGGTGAGTTCAGTCTTGATGCGAGCCTTATCAGAGTTGAGTTCTTCTTCGGCCTTCTTGCGCTTTTCAGCAACAATTTCGTCCGGGAGATACTGGCCGCAGGTAGGGCAAACACTTTCATTCTCTCCGAAATGAAGGGTGCGGCTGAGGTTGTCTGCCCACTCTTCACGGATGGTTTGTGCATCTTTCTCGCATTGGGCGAGTGTTTCCTTACAGCGTTCCAGCATTCGGTCGAAAGAAGGGATGGAGGTTTCAAGGTCGCGCTGATTGGTAACGAGTTGATTGAACTTACGGCCTGCTTCAGCTATCATATTATCATGCTCTTGTCTGCGAAGATTATATGCCTTGCGTTCGGTTTCCTCTATCTTGTCAATATTACACTGCAGGGATTTCAACGAGGTGCGGATTTCGTCGCGCAGAACATCACCACCATTGCCGGACTTAATGGCGATAATTTTTTCGTCAATCTCTTTCTGCTGACGGAGAGCGTCAGCACACTGCTGTTCTATTGCTGACCAATCAAGACTTTCGGGTAGCGCTTTGTTTTGTTCCTCTAAGCGAACAGGGATTTTGTCAAGTTTTTCCTTTATCTGCTTGATTTGATATGACAGGTGTTTGCGATAAGAAATAATATCATCGTTAGAGTTGTCAAGCTGACGCACTAGGTCTACAAGTTCATCCGTGTTTGCTATAACTTCCGGCTCGATATCTCCTACCATCTTCGTGAGAAATTCACGCTGCACCTGCCATTTGAGAGAAGGGAAATAGGTAGGGTTGGTGATTGCGCGGAAAATATCTTCATTGATAAGCTGGGTTATATACTTCTTATAGTCGGCAGCGGTAAATGAATCTCCATTAACCAAATACTCGGTTGTGTTGTTCTTGAACACCTGTTCATTAGAAGCACGTTTCTTTATCCATGTTTCTTTGAGGGTGCGCTTAAGAGTTACTTCAAATGTAGCATCGTCTGGTGCAGAAGTTTCCAACACCATTTCAACCGAATGGTCGAGGTTTGGAATCGGTTTTCCGTCCTCGTCATGTGTCTTAAGGTCGAAATCCGACTGTCCCTGCGAGTTCTTGCCAAACAGGCACCATAGTATTGCATCGGCAATTGTGGTCTTGCCAACACCATTTCGTCCGCGAATAGTAGTGACGCTAGGCTCAAATACTATTTCCTTGCTACGGAAACACTTGAAATTCGTAAGTGTTAATTTCTGAATTGCTATATTCATTGCTTTGTAATTTTATAAGTTATAGAATCTAATTTTTCTGCTATCTTCTCAATGCAGCAATAAGAAAGGTCGTTGGGAAGAGATAGTAACCTAATCAGGTTTTCTACAAGTTGCCTGTTATTAACATTGTAGTAGCCATCAGAAGTATAATTGATTGGTACACCTTGGTATACATTATCAAACTGTATGACAACATCGCCAGTTTTTATCTTTCCAACACGAGCAAAATTTGCCTGTTTCTTCTTAATATCCTTAGAGTCGGTTTTGTTGATACTCACTTTGTACGAATGACTCCTTGTGTTGATAGAGATAATGCCCTGTTTGAGAGTGTTACTTGAGTATTTTTTCTTATCGATATCGATGAAATCAATCTCCAATTCGTCAGTATTGTCTGAAAAATCTATGAGAGGCGGTGCTGTTTCATTGTCTTTAGACGAAACGTTAGTTTCCTCTACCGTTTCCGGCTCTGATAGACCTAACCTTTTTCGCGCAACCGATATTTCTTCGTGCCTCCAGGGTTTTTCGTAATCGTCCCAATTCTCTCGTAGTACATTATAGTAGCCTGTCAGCGATTCTGCGTCGGTAGATTCTTGGTAGAAATGAGAGGATTGTAATTTCTTATAATTCATTTTCCAATCCTCGTTTATATCCTGCCAAAAATCATAACCATAAGTTGCATTAGGTCTACACACTCGAACAGCTTTGGTGATAACAGCCATCGGGTCTACGTTTGAAAAGTAGTCTTCGATAGAAGTTGGTAGCTTTGCCCAGCCCTTGCTAGCATTATAGCATCGTATAAATGCTCTTCGCAAATCTTTGTGAGCAATAAACTTTTTGAAAACAGCAATATCTTTTAAGTTCATGGCGACTATGCTTTTGAGGATTTGTGAATATTCCTTGGATTGAGAAATGACGGAACTTCGTCTTTATGACAAATACATATTGTCTGGTGATACGTATTTCCGTCTGCATCGTGAAGATCTGCAAACATTAACTTTTTACAGTTCATACCTCCATTGTCGCATTTGTCGCATGGGTAGCTGACCGTCCGTAGGATATGATAATCAGTGAGGGATGAGACATCATTCAGTTTAATCTGCCCCATAGTCTTAATAGTGTCACTCTTGAACTTTTGAAGAGAAATGTTCTCGCTTATTTTCTCATTCAACTGCTCTCTGATACACTCAACATCAGCCTCGGCTTTGCGAAGCTTTGATTCCCATTCTGAATCGCTCTTCATAAAGCGTTCGTAGGCAGATTTCAGCCTTTTATACTCACGCTCTTTAATGATTTTAAATCCAAACATAATGATAAATAATTAAAGGGTTAATAAACTATTTGATTTGATAAGTGAATTTCTTTGTTTCTTTTTTATAGTGTTTGGCTATAAGTTCGAGTTCGAAGTTAGAGAGTTTGTTTTGCGTATGCTTTGCAGCTTCAAGCATTAAAACCTTTTGCTCTCCAATCTTCTTGATTAACCTTGCCCTGTAGTCTTGGATATTGCCCTCCATGTATCGGTTGCACTTTCGGCATTGGGCATGGCAATTTAATTCAGAGAATCTTAATGACATATGCTGGCGGTTAACATAATGACCACAGTCGGCCTGTTCTATAGTCTTTCTACGTCCACAACTTATACAATCAAACTCTCGACCCTCGTATTCCTGCGAGTCACGAGTTCGTATAAATAGCGAAAACGCGTTATCTGCTTTCTTCATTAAAGTAGAACGACTAGCCTTTCTTGCAGGTGTCTTTATCTCGGTAATCTCAAATTTCGATTTCTCCTGCTTTAATCTGCTCTTCGATATCAACGATTTCTTTGAGCGTAGGGGCGATTTCGCTTTTAATGGGGTTTTGCGTTGTAATGTCATTGTCTTCTAGAGGATTGATAAATAATTCTTGTGGCTGCCGGCAGATGCTGCCTTTAAAGTAGGTGCGTAATCTCTGGTTTATGCTATGAATCTGCCTCATGATATTCTCCACTTTCTGAACACTCGCGTGATGGAGAATAGATTCAAGGTGAGCATAGAGTCTTTCGCGCCTCCGTTCGAGCCTTCGCTGGGTTGGGAGTTCTATCATGATTATATAAAATTTAATTCGTTTGATGCCCTCTGCATTAGTGGCTTGGGATGGACTTGTGAGGTCCGCTTTCACTCACCTTATTATATATAAGGGGCTGCATTACATCTATACGAATGTAGGGACTTGCCGAATTTCTACCACCTGATGCACTATTGCAGTTTGTGGATCCGGGAGTATCCCATACATGGCCTTTACCATGTTCGTCATGTTCCATAAAGCCAAAGACCACGTTTATCAAGGTGAATCCGGGTGCCAAACCCCGGCTAAGATACTTTGTTATTCGCTAGAGACAAATTAGCGAGCCTTGAAATGGTGGGAATAACCGGATTCGAACCAGTGCTCTCGATGATGTACTTTTACGGACATGCTACACCAAACATAAAGGATAGTCCAAGCTCTTACCACTGAGCTATATTCCCTTCTTAAAGTCCTGCGGGCCTCACGGATGGCAGGGTAAAAGGTTATAAAATGAAATTAACCAATATCCTCTCTCGGATTGAAAATCATTACTTATTCATTTGTCTACTGTCTGACTTCTTACCCACGCTAGGGTGTTGTTTTAAAACAATAACTAAAAACCTAAAACTTTACAAAGTGTGATTAAAAAAAGAATGATATGAAATTGTATCATTGATTCATGTAATCCTCAACAAGAGTCCGTTCCAGGAAAAACACATGGCTTCGAGCGCTGCTCCCCTTTCGATGTGTCAGTTTGTTCTTTAACTGATAAATCCTGCCAACGGATAATTCTAATTTCTGGGCTGCCTCCTTTGGAGTTAGCCAAACATCGCCATGACTATCTTTTACCATACTATATGCCCTCCATGATAAATATAGTTACCAACTACGCATGCCACTAAGATAATGCCTGTTGCAATGCATGCAATCCAATCGTCTCTATCAATATTCTCTTTCATAATACCATGTATTAAAATTACAATTGTCGTGACACTTCGATAAGAGGAAGAATGCTGTGTTTCTTCAACTCGTCATAGAGGAATAATCGGCCTTTCTGAGTCCACTCAGTATTATACTTTACGGACTGACGACCATTGTTATGGGTGATTGTAACAGGTTTGGATTGAACATAACCCTGTCCAAGGAACTTAGCGTACAGTATCCACTGATCGTTGACCTTGTGCTGTACACCTAATTCGTTAAGAGTGCGATTAAGTGCTTTTGCGGACATTCCATAGTCTTGTGCAATCTGCGTTATGAGTACGGTTGACTTGTTTGCAAGAATGTTGTCGTAGTAGCTAACCTTTGGCTGCATCTGCTCAATCTCCGAGGTGAGAGCAAGAACCTGCTGTTCTGCTTCGTCGGCACGTTTTGCCTCAATCTGCTTAAGTTCGAACTGCTCTGCCCAGGCACGGGCAGCTTCGGCAGGGTTAGTGAAGTCGGGAAGGGTAGTCATGGTTGTGCGCTCTTTCTGCTGATATTCCTCTAGCTTATCAATGATTTTCTCGCGCAATACCACGTCGTAGCCGGATGCAAGTATAAGACAACCTTTTGGTGTCAGTAAATACATGGGCTGCTCTTTGCCTTGTTTGTCTTTGTAAGAGGTCAGACCAAAGTTGGTCCTACTTGCCCCCCTCTCTAAAAGGACTTTGATGTCGCGCAATACATGCTTATGCATCTTGCCCGTAACGTCGGCAATTTGTACCGATGTCATTCCTTTTACCTGTTGGCTTTCGCCTAATCTAATAACTTCGTTACTCATGTTTGTCATCATTTAATGGGGTGAGCTGTAATGTTTATAATCTTCTGGTCGTAATCAATCTTACGGGTGTAATGACTAATGCCATCCGGCTTGTCAGTACGCTGCACAATAGAAACAAGTGTACCAGCGTTCTTACAAGCCTTTTCGCTTTCGCAAAGGAAAGGCTTGGTCTGCCCCGGCTTAATAGCTTTAATGTCTTTTACTGTTACATTCATATTCTTAACTTGTTTATTTATTCCTTAAAGTTAGTGAAAAAAGCATTGGGGATTCAGAATAATTGCCTATATTTGCAATTGGAATAATGAATTAGGCGTTGTTTAAACTTCGTCCCCCGCTTTATGCACTTATTTATTTACTAAATCGAGTGCAAATATAGGAATTTCCAAGGAATATTCCAAGAAATGCGGGAATATTTTAACAAAAGAAAAGGAAACTTCACAAAAGATTACAAAACTATGGAAAAGAACAAAGAGTTTGGGGACTTCTTCACGAGGATTCTATTAGAAAAAGAACCTAGAACACCTCAGTTTAAGATTGCAGAGAAGCTAGGTATTAAACAAGGAACCATGTCAAAACTAAAGAGTGGTGCCATGATCCCTTCAGACGAACTTGCGAAGAAGATTATAGATGTTTGGGGTATTGACTCTAATGAGTTAATGGACGTAATTTACAAAGCCCGCCAAAGGTCAGGCGCAAAGTTCTTTCGTGAGTCACAGCAACGAGAAGAGGTCGAAATAGAGCAAGTACAAACAAAACCTAGGCTTCCCATTACGGCTGCTGCAGGAGTTCTTTCCGATTACCTGGGAGGAATACTTGCCCATGAGTGTGAGCAAATACCAGTTGTGAGAAGCATACCGGCTTACGATTTCACTATGCTAGTAAAAGGCGACTCTATGGAACCGAAATACGAAGGAGGAGACGAGATAGCATGCAAGAAAGTAGAATCGCTCATCGAATGGGGCAAGGCATATGTTCTAGCCACTAGGGACGGAGCAGTCCTTAAAAGGCTCTATGAGGCTGAAGACGGAGTAAGGTGTGTATCATACAATAATGAATATCCGGACTTCGTAGTAAAAGGCGACGATATTTTAGGTGTTTATAGGGTTGTAGGGCTGATTAGAGTATGAAGAAAAAGGACTTTGGTGATGCTTTCGCCTACTTAATAGTGTTCGCTATAGGTTTCCTGTGCTCGAATTATATCAAGAAGTGCAGTCAGAAAGATGTGTATGTCGAATACGAAGAGGACATCTTTCATAAAATACCTGTATGTGAAGCGATTCCTGGCTTTAACAAAATCGTCTATGAGGATGATGGTATTGCAACCGGGAGCGAAAAAATTTCTGAGGATGAAGTTTTCGACAAACCAAAGTACAAAATGTGCAGTTTCTGTTTCTCACCGATGGAACGTAAACATAGAGAAGAATATTTATATAAACTATTGGATAATAATAAATAATATTATGCTACGGAAAGAGGGAAGAGCAAGGCATGAGTCCCCCTTACCCAAGAGGGTTGGCTCATGCTTGTATGCTGACGGTTGTCGGGTATTCGCTTACAGCAGCTTGACATCATCACAACGATGTGTGGGCTATCGGGTATTTCGGAGTTGGTTCCGCTTAGCTGGCATCCCGAATCAGTCCTGCCATTGTCCTTGCTTTCCTTCATGGACTTACGATTGGGGGCGGTGTGGGTCTTCCTCGTATCTCTCCCCAAAAGTTGGTGAAAATAAAATCCCCCACCAGATAGTTCGGATAACTGACGGGGGAATCGATGACAAACATCTACTATATCGGAGTTCGATATTCAATTTCACGCTTGACAATCCGAACTTGTCGGGTGCAAAATTAGTGAATAATCAACAGCCCTGCAAAGGTCATTAAGTTTAATTAAATCTCGAAAAGCGTATGAAGAAAGAATAGTGTAAGGAAAATTCTGAAATGTTGTGTTACCATTTTGTTACCACAGCCAAAAAGAGCCCTTGCGTGAGGTATTCGTAAATAGCAGAAACACAATAGGTTAAACCTAAAAAATAAGTGGAAAGGACTGAATCCCGACGGAATCACAAGAGGGAGAAACGTTAACATTTGAAATTTGGAAACGTAACTCCCTCATTATCAATAAGGAAGTTCATAAGTCACTGTCTTTAAACGAATTACTCACGTCTAATTGAGGTCAATTGGACATTTAAAGTCATTGATAAACGTTGTATATTATTATATATAAATAACTATCATTGCTACCAAAAATGTTACCAATTTGTTACCAAATAAATTCAAGGGTGTTACCATTTGTAGAAAATATTTGTAATTAACAAAAAAGAACATTTTATGGTACCGAATTTAATTTTTATTCACAATCGAAAAAAGATTGACAAAACGAAGCCTTCAGTAGTTGAGTTAAGAATCAGCGTAGGCAGTGTAAGAAAGTATATTAGTACAGGAATAAAACTACTCCCTAAGGAGTGGTCGAACGGCTCAGTGGTTGGTAGAAAGGATTGGAGAGAGCTTGATGAGCAGCTACAAGTGTTCAAAAGAAAATGCTCGGAGATAGTTACTAGAATGATAGAAGAGGACCGGTTGGACCTTGTCGCTATCCCTAACATTCTGAAAGGTCAGATAATGCAGGAAGAAACATTCATCGACTATGCCAAGACACTGGCTAAGCGCAGGTGTAGGACGTTGAGCAAAGGAACAATCCAACACTACAAGACCATATTTAATTTCCTGGACGAGTGGAAAGGTCTTATCTATTTCTCCGATGTTACGGAGAGGAAAATACTTGCAATGGACGATGAATTAGTCGATAGAGGTCTGAAGCAGGGGTCGAGGTGGAACTATCACAAGATAGTGAAGATATTCGTTCAGCAGGCTTTTGACGATGGACTGATAAAGCAGAACCCATACAAACGTGCAGGTATCAAAAAAGGAGGAGAGGGCGGAAAGGAAAGGTATCTCACCCCTGCCGAGTTCGAAAACTTTAAGAATTGCATTATTCCTACGGAAAGTCTAAAGAGGGTTAGGGATTTGTTTGTGTTCCAGACATACACCTGTTTGAGCTATTCTGACTTAGAAGAGTTCGACTACAAGAAATGTACAAAGGTCGAAGGTCAGGTGGTGTACAAAGGGAAAAGACACAAGACAGGTCAAGACTTCGTGATTGTACTGTTGAAGCCGGCACTAGAAATTCTAAAGAGGTATAAAAACAAGTTGCCGATAATCAGCAATGTGAAATACAATCTTTATCTAAAGGCTGCTGTCAAGTATGCAGGAATAGACAAAGAGGTCACTACGCACTGGGCAAGGCATACTGGAGCAACATTATTGCTGAACGAGGGCAATGTACCAATGCACATTGTGCAGCACATCTTAGGTCACGCTACTATACGAGAAACGGAGAGGACTTATGCCAAAGTATTAGACAGGTCGATAATTGAATCAATGGTCGATTATCAGAGGAAATGCAAATAAAAATCCCCTGCCTATTCTCACGAACGGCAGGGGATCACAATTGCATTATGAGTCACGTTTAGTAACTACGATGCAAAGGTACATAAAAAAAGGGAGAGTCAGATAAGACCCTCCCTCCTTAACTTTTCTTTAACAGCTTTGCTTATGAACTCTGACGGGTTATCGTAGTTCTCTCGGATGAGCCTAACATGGTTTTTGTTTAGCCTTACACTAACATGTATAGAGCCTACTCCGTCTTTTGGTTTACGTCCTGCTCCGAGTCTTGCTCCGCCTCTCTGCTTAGGTTGTTTCAATTCTTCTTCCATATCCATACCTTATTATATATAGTTAAACGTTATCAAGTGATTATTATTGCCCGTCATGCCGATAGCACAGCGATTAATATCGATTAATATGCGGTATTTAATATCGTGTATTTATCGCTATCCCAAAAGTCCTATCAAGAACAGGATGATAAACACGATTGTCATTATAAGTCTTTTCATATCACTTTAGCTTTAATGGGTTATCAATCTTACATTTAATGGAGAGGTATGGCATGCCACGTTTGGAATACCCCTTGCATCTTGAACACTCTCCACTGCCAACCATACATTGTTTGCCATTTGGGCAGGGGGTAGCCAGTTCTACCCCTTTCCTGCCGTCGGTTAATGGCTTGTAAGTAATCTCTAGTTTTCTCATACTGCAATCTTGGTTTTAGTTGAACGTTTATTCCTGTTGTACCTCTTAATGGTTTCCATTTCTGCGTTCACAAGGTCTAGGATGCGCTGATGGTGCATCGTGAATTGGTCATGCTTGCCGTAACATTGCTTGATGGTGTAGTGCGACAAATCAACCTCAATTGTTTCAATTCTCTGCTCGCCTATCCTTGCAGAAAGAATCAGAGAATAAGGTTTCTCGTAATACTTAGCACGGAACACGCAATGTGCCATAGCTGCGCCCTCTTCGGCGAAAGCCTGTACATCACGCAGTACCCGACACTCGATAAGTCCGTCAGTCAGAACCATATCATAGAAACGCTTCCTGCGCTTGATGTAGGCTTCGTTTATCTTTTCATCATGCTCCAACTGCGCTTTCAGTGCTTCAACCTCTCTCTGATGTTGCAATTCAACCTTACGTCTGCGTCTTTCCTCGCGGTCTTTCTCACGCTTACGGAACTCCATGTTGACAAATTTATCGTGAAGAGTTACCAAGTCTTCTTCCTTTGGTGCTATGAAGACAGGGTTATGGTAGTCTTTCTTGCAATAGCAGATAGAGCGAACCATGTCAAACCAAACGAATGATGTCTTGTCGGTAAACGCAAAACCATGTCGCTTTGCCAAAGTTATTGCCCTGCAGACCTGCTTGGGGTATGGGTTCCAAAGAAGATGTGCGAAAAGCGAATCATGATTCTTGTATAGATTCTCGGCAACTGGGTTGTTCTTGATAACCCTTGCCAACTCCTTGGGGTCAATCTTTTCACAAGGTACACGCTTTCCCTTGCTCTGCTGATGCTCGCCCCATGATATATCGAACAAATCCGCAATGCAGTTACCGGCATAGTTACGATAATTGTCTCTTAACTCCATGTCGGAACCATAAATAAAGCAATCATAGTAACAAGCCGCTGTCCTTTTCTTGCCAAAATAGAGTGCGTTGCATCCATCCTCGGAAAACTCACGAATAATCTCGACAAAGAAATAATGGTCGTAGTGTTTGTCGGGGAACTTATAACCACAATACAAACGCTTTACCTGGAACTCTGCCACTTGTGTAACAAGCGTAAAGTAAAACGATGTGTCCTTGGTGAAATCACGCTTATGTCCGAAGTCCTGCTTCTTTACCCATTCAATATCACGAACGGCAATGTCTTCAGCGAGAGTGGCATTAATCTCTGACACCCTCTTTTCGTACTTGTTTCTTGGTTTCATAACTAATCAATATTAAATGTTCTAAACATGTAAGAACTTGTGCAAGGCTTTCTTCTTTTGTCCGTTTCTTCTTCGTATTCAACTTGAAATGCCTCTCCGTCCTTATTTAATAAAATCGCACGTTCAAGCATAAAAAAGGCATTTATGCTTTCTAAATAATCAATTTGGGTATTTGTCAAACCATCAGCCTTTGCTCCTTTAATGGCTTTTTTGACACTTGAATATATTCCGACAACATCTTCGTACCTCTTTTGAAAATAGTTGTCTTCTCCGTAAGCCGTTACAATAATTACCGTCATCATAGTCCAAAATCTGAAAACATATCCAACTGAACACACTTATTAGTATCCTTGTCCTTGACAAGAGCCTTAATAGGCTTAATTTCCTGCTTCTTCTCTGCCTCCTTGGGTTTGTCTGCCTTTGGAGTGACCACCTTGGCTTTCACTTTTTCATTTACCTCAACATTATCCTCTTGGTAGTAGTGAACCGCCCAACCATACACTACATCGTCTTCAATGGCTGCGAAACCTTGCTTGGCTTGTTTCTGCGCCTGTGATTTGATGTACTGGATACATTTATCCAAACTCTTGTTCTCTAACTTGTAACGTTCTGCAAAAGCAAAGTCCTGCTGCGCCATCTTGTCCAGATGCGCCTTAATAATGTTCTTGAAGTCCATAATTATTCGTTTTTAAAAAGTTCCACATAATAGTAAAATCCGTCAATCTCGGTTTTGATAGTTCCCCTTGCATCCTTATCAATATCGTTACGCAAGGTGATAGAAGCTGGATAGCTTTTCTTAACCCAAGAATAGATTCTCCAAAACGTCTTAACTGCATCATCCCTTGTGGGATGCTCTGATAGATGTTTCTTTGCCTTTGGCAAATTGTTCTTGATAATGTACATAAGCATAAAATATAATGTTTTGCACCCCACGCAGGAATCGGACCTGCGCTAGCACCATGCAGGGTTATTTACAATGAATGTAGTAAGAATCGAACAATCCGTTCGAATGATAAGTGTTCATTACGTTGTAGTTCGGGTTGTCAAGATAAGGCAGAACCTCTTCATAGTCAGAGGTCACTGCCCATAGCTGATTGTGAAATTGTTCCTTGACGCTCATGAGAATAAAGCCTTATCCTTTTTGTTTATTATGATTACTTTAAAAATAGTTCCGCAAATGTGACTCTCTCCCAGTGAGAATGTGTAGTTTGGGTACATCTTACTGAGAATCTTTACAAGTAAGCCGTGATGTTTCTTGCAGTACAATCTCCAATAGGTTTCCCAAGGATGCACCCAAGTTTTTGAATCTGTCTCAACTCGCCCAAACTTTTCGAGCTTTTTTTTCATTTCTTTTTCCATAGTCTTAATTGTTACATAAATACCATGCCTCGTTAATCATACTGGCAAGGCTGCATAAGCCTGCGAACGCTCCCTCCTCGTCATCCGTGAAGAAAGGCTTGTATTCCGTCCTGCTGACCCCTGTGGAGTCATCGTTGGAGACAGACACCCAACCGCCTGTCTTGTTGTTTACGGAATAAAGGTAGTCACTCTTGCCAAATTTGATATGTCCGTTGCAAAAGTCACGAAACATAAGCCTGTTTGCTATGGATATAACCTCGGCTGCAATATCGTCAGCCTTAAACTCTTCAAGCATGTCCAAAGGCTCATCATTAATGAATGTCACCAAATCAAGGTGCATCAACTCCAAAATGGAATCAATAGATTCTTTACTCATATTACTTAGTATTAAATTAAACAATAAAATTGCTCCGTGCAGGGGAATCGAACCCCTGCGAGAGAACCATTCACGGATATAACATCATGCGTCTGCCCAGTACGTCCAAGTATGGATTTTGCTTACTCCGTAACGCTTCAGATAAGCCTCAAGTCTCTTTTTGAACACCTCGCGACCGAACTGCAAGCCTTTCAAGATTAAGGCTTTCTCCTCGTCCGTACACTCTGTGTATCCTCCACTTGGTGTGCCACAGGAGGAATAGAAGCAAAGTTCCAGTTGTTTGTCTCTGTAACAGGCATTCTTCCACACCCTCTTGTCTCCGTAATCCCCCTTGGTTATACGCTCTATCTTGTTGTCGAAGCATGATAGGTTCTCAGACAGGAAATAGTCCGCCATCTTCCTTTCGTCAGCACACAGGCTCTTGTATAACTCATAGTCGGGTCCCTCATCATGGAAACAGAACTTGTTGTCTATTGAGGGTTTCTCTATCAGATAATATTCTCCATTCAGTTTGACTGCGCCAACTGCGTATTTACTTCCTCCGAACTCGTTAAGCCACTCAACGAACTGCGAACCATCCGCAGGTGCTTTCCTTTCCGTCCTTACTCTCTCCGCAACCTCGCCCGAGGAAATGAACCTCTCCACGTCCTGTCTGACCTTGTTGGAGAATATCCAACCGCATCCGCAGGATAGCTTGGCATTAAACCTACCGCCTAACTTCTTCAAATCATCTTTAACAGCCTTTGTATCTCCAACAACTGCAAATGCTTTCTCAGAGTAGTCGATAATATTGATACTTGGTTTTCCCTGCTCTGTCTGTTCTTCTTCTTTCATAGCCAACTTCACATCGTTAAAATCCTGCTCACTCAACCATTCCATACACGACAGACCATCGGGGAAATCCTCTGTATCTTGTATCATGAACTCGGGGTCATGCTCGCCCTTATGTAAAGCCTTGCAGGCTTTCAAGAAATCCTCATACTTGGGATAATCGGCTAGATTCAGCCAACCCCCTTTCAAACTCCCATTGTTGTACTTTCCATAAGTACCTACATAAACTCTTGCCATAATAATAAAGTTTTAGTGAAACATCATATAATCAACTCTTTGTCAGTCACATACTCTACATGGTCGAATATTCCGTTTTTCCACCATGTTAGTTTCATTGCCAACTTGCCATCTTTGATGACACGTTGCTCGGTCACGTCTGTTTTTGTCATAAACAATAAGTATTAGTAAAACAATAAATAATTGCAGGCAGGGTAGCTTCGAACTACCCTAGACCGCCTATACGGATTTGCCTGTCTTCTTTCCAGCCTTTCTGCAAGTACCACATAAGCGTTACGATGCAGTTTGATTAATACTCGGTCATCAAATTGCTTCTCGTTAATCTCTTGGAAGCAATGTTCCATGACCCATAACACGTCTCTCTTACTCATTTGGTGGAATAACTTGTACATATTCTCGCATCCGCATTCCTGCCAATAGTAAATCAAATCGAAGATGCCCCAATCTTGGTTCATTTCGTGCGCAATTCTCAATAGCGATTGTCTTGTGTACCTCATAACAACTTCTCCTTATTCTCATAAACGAATCTCAATGCGTCCTCAACTCCATGCAGGTAAGATAAGATTCCCTCAACTCCCCTGCTTGCTTCATCCAATCTCATTACGCCATCGCTCTTGTCTTGATTGATGATGTACCAACCTGTATTATCGCGATATAACTCGCCTTTCGTTCCTGCAAGTGCATTTACTCTCTTCAATGCACTCTCAATCAATTGTCTGTTTGTCATAGCTTGTCCTCCTTATTATTGTTTAATTGCTCCGTAACTTGCGGAAGGTATTGCTTATATTCATTTCCTGTATTCTTGCTAACTCTAATTATGTAAGCCTTACCTTTCTTGGAAAGATATATAGGATATTCCTTTCCGTCTTTCGCCTTGTATGTGTACTTGGTCTTAACGTCACTACTGGATGATTGCTTTTTAGCTTTCGTGATCTCTACAAACGTGTTGCCCTCTCTCTTTACATCTTGGGCGAAGATGGGTGCGCCAACCATGAAAGTCAGCGCAACCAATGCTAAAATCTTCTTCATAATCATTCTTCCTATTTATATATAAATGTGTAACATCTTAATAACCTCTCTATCGCAGGGAATAAACGTGCATTTACCCTGTCTGTAAAGCCTATATGCAGCAGAGCGAAGAGAAATGTCCCCTCGCTCTACCATGCGCCTAAGTTCGTTCATAATATATCCTCCTTACACTTTCCTTTAATGTAACCAATCTCCAATGAAATCGTATCACAAAGGTTGTAAGCCTTGTTTGAATAGAGATATTCCCAAACCTTTTGCAGTTCGGTTACTCGCTCAATCTCAGTTGATGTGAGCCTCTTGGCATATGCCTTGCACTCCTCATGCGGAAGAATATCTTTGTCACACCACCTGCAACCATCCTCCCGCCTGTAATTGCAGCAACTTTCACATTTCTTCATAATACCCTAAATTTTAGTGATTGTTACGTTACTAAACTCATGCCCCTGTAAGGCTAACTCAACCATGCTACGCATGATACCAACAATCTCCCATGCATAACACCGCAAACTTGCATCACCTAAAGAGTGATGATAACTAATGTAATAACTCATAATGCAATTGTATTTAGTAAATAAATAATGTTGTCATCTGCATATTTAAAGTGCCTTTGAACACTACCCATATATAAAAGGTGGGCATTACAACATATCGCCTGTAGCAGGGTTTTAAAGCCTTTCCTCAGCAATGCACTCGTTATCTCAACCAATGGGAGTAATTTTGCCTGCCCTGCTCTTGCAGCCTAAAATAGTCTTTCGTATTTCTCTACTAACTATCCCTCTCTGCGTTCAGCCAACCATTTGTCAGCCTATTATCGTCCACTATGTAATCATGTCAAACAACCTACCTCGCTAACTCCGCTTACGCAGCCTCGTCTACTTGGTCGGGGGCTTACTCTCGCCTTAATGATTGGCTAACCTCTGCCCGTCCTCGTTACCCAGTCTATCAAAGAACTCACTGCAAAGATATATATTATTTGAATATGTTGCACCAAATCAAGCAAAGATTTAAGGAATATTAAGGAATATATGTAGGAATTTTAATTTCATTAAACCTTTTCAACCAATGTGCTGAAAACTTGACAAATTAATCGATACTCTCCCACGGAACATTTTAGACTAAAATTTTGAGTGTCAGAAACTTCCGAAATATTGACAAAAGTAAAAAGATAAGACAATGAGAGGAAAAAGAGCGGAAAGGGGTTGATTCGGGCCACTCCGAAGTTGGGTGCGAAATGTTAAAGAATGTTAGGTTTCATGGAAAGGAAAGACGTTTTTCAGAAACCCTTATATTTGCGCTTGTGAAGAGCCCTCCAAAAAGGCACAAAGGGTTCGAATCCCAAACGGATTCCCACAAGACCCTCCAAAAGCCTTTAAACAGGGGCAAACGCAGAGAATATAACAATAAAAGGTAACAATATGGTAACAAAGTTAGTGAATCGACCATTGGGCATTGGCAATGCTTATACACCAGTCAAAAAGGAGTGGATAGGCGCATTAATAGGCGCTGTTGGCGGTCTTGCATCATCTCTCATAGGTGGTGCAGCATCATCCAGTGCTGCGGAAGCGGCTGAACGCAGACAAAGACAGCAGGAAGCCAAGGAAAATGCGTGGTACACTCGAAGATACAATGAGGATTATATTGACACCGCTGCAGGGCAAAACCTTGTCAGACGTGCCAAAGAGTTTGCCAAGAGTCAATGGAAAAAGGCGTCAGGAGCCCAGGCGGTTGCAGGTGGTACCGATGCTTCCGTTGCAATGGCTAAGGAGGCAGGAAATAGGATGATGGGCGACACCATTGCCGATATTGCAACCGCAGACCTTAACAGAAAGCAAAGGGTTGACGAACAACACAGGGCTGCAGAGCAACAATTCGCCCAAAACGACATCAATAGAGAGATGCAAAGGGCGAACAACATCAAAGAAGCCGCCCAAGGCGCATCCAATGCCATATTCAGTGCTGCAGGGTCATTGGCAGAAGGTGCAACCAGTGCAAGTAAGGTACCTAATCTCGCAGGAGCCAGTAATAATAGTAAGGTAGTAGCCTCACCAAAGGTGGCTGATAATGCCATTACCAAGGCTGCAGCCGATGCAGGACAGCCGATTACCGATGCAGAGTACGAACACTTCCGCAGGGCAGTGGGTGCGTGATGGGGGCGACCCAGACCCCCCGGGGGCATGACCACCTCGCAAAGGTACAGTAGAATAGAACACAGACAGACAGATGTTTTTCTCCTACCCCCCGGGGGGTACTTACCACCCGAAAAAGTAACATAGCTTAGCAACAATATGAAAAAGAGGATTTTGTATGGCAAGACCACCCGTTGTGAATGGGAATCCAAGGACATTGCTTATTTGTGTGAGCATTATCCTGTTGAGTGTTTATCTGATTTAGCTGAGCATTTTGGTATAAGTGCCGTGACAATTCGTCATAAGGCTCTTGAGTTGGGTTTGGAGAAGTCTCAAAGCTATTCGAATGCTCGGTTTAAGAACCGATATGTTTGCAATTATAAGAATGAACGATATAAGAATTACAAGCACGTTGTATGAAGAAGGAATATAAAGCTTCTGAAGTTTTTAAGCGTCACCAGATGGCTGTATTGCGAAAGTGTCAGCGTTGTTTGCGCAGTAACATAGGCACTAAGCAGGATTTGGACATTGAGGACGTTTGTTGTGCCATTGATTTCTTGATTGATTACGCTAAATTGTACTGATATGAAGAGATATTCCCTGATATTTGCATTGTTTTCGCTGCTTCTTGTCGGTTGTAGTCCGAATGTTGTAACGGTGGAGAAGACGCATACTGAGTATGTTCATAACACCGACACCCTTACGGTAAAAGATACCGTTCGCAGCAACACGAATACCATTATCCGTGAGGCAAGGCCAGAAGACTCATTGTTGCTTGCTCAATACGGCATCCGATTAAGGGATAATGAGCGGATGTTATTGTTTCTTCAGAAACAGTTGGAGCAGGAGAAGAGCGAATCGAGGGAAGTAGTTCATGATACTACGATAGTGTGTGATACTATTCCTCAGATCGTGACGGTTGAGAAACAACTTTCCTGGTGGGATCGTCAGAAGATAGCTTTAGAGGGTGTGTTGAAGCTTTTGGCGGTAGGTTTTTTGTTTTTTGTATTCATTAAATTAAAAAAATAGAGATTATGGAGCGTATTTGGAATTGGCTTATTAGCTGGGATAAGGACAAAGTGTTACATTTTGCTTTATCGATGATTATTGCGATGTTGGCAGCAGTAGTTTTCAAGTTGTTTGGTGCCGATAAGGCGACTATTGTGGCCGTTGCTTGGTTTGCAGGTTTCTTTGCTGGTGTTGCGAAGGAGATTTATGATGAAATCAAGTACAAAGGAGCTGACGAGAAGGATTGGGCTGCAGATGCCTTAGGGACGACGCTTGGAACTCTCCTTGTTTTATTGTTCATTATCTAAAAGATTCTGATTATGGATGATATTAAGACCGTTATCGTTTATGCAGTTGGGGCAATAATGACCCTGCTGGCACCGATTCAGAATTTCATGTATGCCATGCTGATTCTGTTCAGTATCAACTTCTTTATCGGGTTGTTTGCTGCGAGAGTTTATGATGAAAAGTGGAGTACGAAGAAAGCCTTGTGGTTCTTTGTGTATGTGGCCATCTTCCTGTTTATCGCTTGCATGGCGTTTATCATCGGCCACCTGATGGGTGAGCACGAGCAAGCCATTGCCGTAGTGAAGATTCTCTGCTATATCGCTGTGTATATCTTCGGAACGAATATTTTCCGCAATCTGCGAAAGATTTCTCCCAAGGGTACTGCGTGGTATAAGCTTTTCGACCTCTGCTACTATACGCTGAGTGTGAAGTTTATTGAGCGGTTCGACTTCGTGAAGAAGTGGCGAGAAGAGAGCGATACAGAGAACCGCAACACTATTCTGGATAAAGACGATAACTAAGCCTTATGAGAAAGATTACAAGGATTTTCGTGCATTGTACCGCTTCATGGCAAAGTACTACCACCGAGGCTAGCCTGATAGAAGAGTTCAAGAAGAAAGGCTGGAAGATGCCTGGGTATCATTACGTGATATTTCCAGACGGTCAGCATATCTTCAAGATGCTTGGCGAGAGTTATGTGGCCAATGGTGTGCAGGGCTATAATGCCAACTCTATTCATGTGGCTTGGGTTGGAGGTATCAAGTATAGTGCTATGGATAAGAAGAAGGTTATCTCCGTTGACAACCGCACACCAGAGCAGAAACTTGCACTCTTCGACCTGCTTACGAAGCTGAAACTGAAATACCGCGACGCAATCATCATGGGACATAGGGATATTTCGCCCGATCTGAATCACAATGGAGTCGTTGACCCTTGGGAGAGAATCAAAGAATGCCCATGTTTTTCGGCGATGGAAGAGTATATGGATATAAACAAAATAGTATAAGCTATTATGCAGATTACCGAGTCACAGATACTGGAGGCTGCTCCAATGACAAACAGGGCACGATTGGAGGAATTTGTTGTCACATTCAATAAGTGGGGCGACAAATTCGAGATAAACACCCCTCTGAGAGTTGTTCATTTTCTTTCCCAGTGTTGGCATGAGAGTGGAGCACTGAAAGCCACCGAAGAAAACATGAATTATTCAGCCAAAAGACTGCTAGAGGTCTTTCCAAAGTATTTTGACGTCACTCGGGCGCAGAGATACGCAGGGAAGCCTCAGATGATAGCCAATAGAGTCTATGCTAACAGGATGGGTAATGGCAATGAGGCTTCTGGTGATGGTTGGAGATTCAGAGGAAGAGGCATTATAGGAACTACAGGACGCGCCAATTACCTTGATTATGCTGAGTCGCAGTTTTGTGTCGGTGACCTCATGTCGCATCCTGAGTGGCTTGCCCAATCTCCAGGAGCCTATAAGAGCGCTATGTTCTTCTGGTGGAGGAACTGCTGCAACCATTGGGCTGATGAAGACGATGTAGACGGGCTCACTAGGAGGATTAACGGTGGATATAACGGACTATTAGATAGAAAAAGGTATCTGCAAGCCTTCAAAAAAGTGTTTATAAAATAATACTAGATATGGCATATAATTTATTTGCACAACAAAAGCTGACGAACCCCGTTCCGGCATCCGACCAATCAAGGACGGTTGAAGAGAATCTGAGTGGGCAAGACTCTCCTACAGGGCAAAATGTCGAAACGGCATATACCACACCAACGGCAAAGCTGCAGACGCAACCTGTAGTACAGCCAGTTCAGCAGCCGCAGGCAGTAACCCAACAGCCTAAGACTATAGCAAGTACGGAAGACTTGGCTGCAGCCTTGGGCTACACTTCCCCGGAACAAGAAGAGAAGATGCGAAAGGCAAGTCTTATGAATAGACGCATCCTTGCCGTTGGTGACGCTCTCAGGCATATTGGCAACATTGCCAACACCATTAACTACGCACCAGCCCAAAAGTTTAACTCCCCAGTACAAGAAGAGGAATTGCGCTACCAAAGAGGAAAACTTTTGAGAGACAAAGCAAATACTACCTATATAAAGTATCAGCAGGCGAAAGAGGCGCAGGACCGTGCGGCAGCTAAAATGGAAATGGAGTTCAAGCTGAAACAAGCCGACGACGCAAGAAAAGACCGTCTTAACGATGCACGCATAAGCAGATACAACGCACAAAATGCGAAAGACGGAGCCAATCAAGCCTATTGGGAAACCCGCGCAAGACTTCTTGAAGAGGGATGGCCACTCGATAAAGCTATCAAGGAAGCGAAGAAAGCAGAGATAGACGAACGTGCCAGACTCGCAAGAGTAAAAGCTAACCAAGGTGGCTTTGCACCACGAAGCGGAGGGCGACGAGGCGGAGGCTCTGAATACAAATATACTCTGGTAGACGAGGACAATCAGGTTCACCACTACCCCAACAAGACTATGTATGACCAAGGTGTTGCACGACACAACAAGACGGTTCCAACTCATGAAGAAGTAAAGACCGGTAAACAGGACATTCGCGGAAGAGACATAACAAAGTCAAAGCCAAGGAAGTCTACTGATATCGGTGCCGATATGGCTAAAAAGGGAGCAGAAAAGGCGAGAAGAACTGGACGAACAGGCAGAGGCTCTGCCAAATCAAAATTTAGTATTCACCAAAAATAAAATATAACGTTATGCCTATCAACGGAAAAGTCAAGCAGCTTTATGATGCATTAAAGTACGATGGTGCTGATGTGGGCACCGAACAGGAGTTTAACGATTATTTCTTTGCCAAAGGCGAACAAGGGTACAAAAACAGGAAAGCTGTCTATGACGCTTTCAAGTCCGATGGTGCTGATGTAGGCGAGAACTATGAGGAATTTGCCTCGTGGTTGGAACTACAGCCTAAGACACATAAGGTGCCAAAGCCACAAAATACACCCAAACAAAATGAATCGTGGTGGGATGGTGATCCTTCTTTTAGGCAAGACCAACAGCAATACACACAGAAGGTATATAATCCTGCAGAAGACAACATGGGTGTAGGTGTCGGTGCAGCTATTTTGCAGCCTAAACATGTAGCACAACCTAAACCAGCTACTCAGCCATCGCAGACACAGCAGCAGTTGGCACAGGCCCCACAACAGGTACAAAATACACCAAAACAGCAAAAAGAAGAGCCATATCAACCTACCATCCAAGAGCAAATGGCCTTTGGCTGGAACATGGGAGGTGTGCAAAATACTATCGACAACGTAACAAGCGGTATCGATAAGATGCAGCAGGGCGCACAGAAAGCCTCTCCTTTTGGTGGAAATGTCGGCCTTGGCAATAACAAGAATTTGCGTCGTGGCAATAAAACGTTCGACGCAGAGAAGGGAGCTTTTGTTGATACCTATCTGACTTCCGATGGCCGTGAGTTCCGTGATGTACAGCAGGCTAATAACGCACAGGCTGGATTGGACGAGATAACCACAAACGTAAGACTGAAAGAGTCGCTTAAATCCATCGGAATAGACCCAGATATTGATTTGACCGACCCCAAAAACGTCAATCATCTTCTTGGTGATGCTTATGCTGAGCGTGATAGACTGAATAAAGGGATGGAAAATATTCATGGGCAGTGGGTTGATGCAGACGGGCGTGTGCATTATGGCAATCGAGAAAATGACGAGGCCATGCAAGACCTTCAGGCTGCATATCGTCAGAACGAAAGGAGAATAAATGCCTTGGAGACTGCGCGAGACAATGGTGGTTTCTGGGGCGGCACAGCAGACGTTCTGACTGATCCGTCAACCTATTCTTTTGGCCTTACAGACCTTGAAGATGCCAAACAGATGGCAAAAATCAAGAGTAAGATTGACAGTGCCCGTGAGAACGGAACAAAACCACAGCTTAGCGAGAGCGAGAAAGCCTTAGTGCGTAACTTTATGCTGAATCAGCAGGCAGAGCAACTCAATAAGGATAATTGGTGGTACAATGCCGGAAAGGGATTCGGTCAGACACTTTCTTTCATGAAAGACTTTGCGCTTACAGGCGGAGGATTTGCCGGTCTTGCTAAAGGCGGTCTTTCTATTGGTGGTAATGTCGGA